CAAATCAAAGGAATGGGATCTATCTTTAATACTGAGGAAGATAATGAAACACAAAAGGCTTTATTAACAGAATTTAAATCTGTATCTTCTGGATTAAAAAATCCAGATTTAAATCCGTTAGAACGGCGGGTTTTAGAAGGCAGAATGGAAGAACTTAAATCTGCTTCTGGAGACGAAGAAGAGCGAAGAGAAAAACAAGAAGAAGCAGAAGCTTCAAAAAATATTATGAATAGGATGGCCGATGGTATAGACAACTTCGGTACTAGTTTTGATAAATTCCGAGATGGAATGATGGTCGGTGGAGGAATTTTAGCGGCTCTTGGTACAATTGCAATGTTGTTCTTTGAACCTGAAGAATTAATGGCCGGTATGACAATTGCACTTGAAAAGGTTCGTGATATTATTGACGGAATTACAACAATATTTACCGAGGGTTGGGAACCCGGGATGGAAAAACTCGATGGTCATATGGGTACTGTTGGAGCAATTATTGCAGGTATTGTACTTTACTTTGGTGGAACAATAATAGGGGTATTTGCTGGTGCATTTAGACGTGTTTCAAGTTTAGCTTCCTTTGCAGTCAAATTTGGTAAAGGAATAAAAGCATTAAGTGCGGGAATAAGATTGGCCGCTGTCGCAACTGGTGGTGTATTTTCATCCATGCTAACCGGCCTAATAGGATTTTTAGCTCCATTTGCAATTCCTATTGCGATTGCGGTAGCTATTGCTGCAGTAATTGGATTGATTGGTTATACTCTGACAAAATTAAGAGATAGTCTTGGATTTGAGAGTGTATGGGATGTTATATGGTTAGGAGTTGCATACTTAAAAGACGGTCTAGGCAAATTAGGCAATCTGTTTATAGATCTATATAATAAAATTGCTGGTCTTGTAGGAAGGTTTGCATCGTGGTTAGGTTTCGATATGCCAGACATTGCAATAGATCGATTAGCAGTAGATAATGCAGTAAAATTTAAAGCTGCAGCACAACAAAAGAAGATTGAAAATGATGCAATGAAAGCGGCACTAGTAGAAGAAGAAAAGCATCAAATTGATAACGATCTTAAAAATGCAAACTTTGGGAAAATGCTAGATGGTGTACCAAGTGGTGTTAATATTGGCCCGATGCTAGATCCTGAACAGGATCTTATCGATTCAATGAATGAAGAAGCCGCGCTTAAAAAGGCAGCAAAACCTAAAGTTATAGATGAAGATGCAGTCATTAAGGATTATCAGGATCAATTTGGATTAAGTGAAATTGATGACGTGATAAAACCTATGAATATGCAGCATGCTGCAGATCTGAAAAGAGCAAAGAATGAGGTTGATTTACTAGCACTACAAGAGAAGCTAGCAGATGATAGATCCCAGGGGCTTGTAAATGATGCAGTTACTCAAGCTAATATGGCTATTACTACCAACAATGCTAACTCTCAAACTACTAATATTGTTACAACTGGTGGCAAACAAGGGCCAGCACGTTCTATGATTGGTACATTTAATCCTTCTAATAGATAAAAAAAAGGCCGCTTCCCGCGGCCTCGTAAAAAACTAAAAGTTTTTTTTCTGTTTAACTATCTTGTGCGAGTTTCGCGAAGTAACTTAACGTATCTTCTTCTCCTGCACTGGCAGATTCAATAGCCGGAGACTCAACAAAATTTGTTGTGACTGCAGGCGCAGAAGGCATTTCAGTAGCTTCCATACTAACTCCAGCGGTGATACCAAGTACTCTATTCATTTTAGCTTTAAGCTCATCATAAGTTTTGTAATTGGCAGCATCAGTAAACTCGTTAAGCGAATGGAGTTTTCCATAAAGCTCTTCAAGTCTCGCATCATCACCATCACAGACGGCAGATGTTGTAGCAAAATCAGACTTATCGTAATTAGTCCAACCTTCTACTTTGCGAATTTTAATTCTGAAATCAGCACCTTCCCAAAAATCAAAAGGATTTATAGGTTGTTCGTCAGCGAATTGAGGTTGCATAATATCCATCACTTTGTCAAAGATCTTCTTACCAAATTTATAAAGAAAAACTTTTCCTTCATTCTGTGGATTAGCAGAATCTGAAACAACCATAATATTAGATACATGATGTAACCTACGTTTTCTCTCACGAGCTGTTTGCTTATCTTCATCTCGACCAGTATTCCATAATTCTGAATTCATTTCTGAAACAGGATCAGGCTGATTGATAGAAGTTAGCGAGTTTTCGATATACCATAAACCATTCGGGCCTTTAAAGCCATGGTCCCAATATCGAACCCAAGGTAAATCCTCACCTTCTTTCGCAGGTAAAAATCTGATTACTGCGTAACCATTACCGGCTTTATCTTGAGTTGGTTTCCAGAAACGATCATCCGCGTAGGATTTGGTTTCTGCTTTTGATGAAACAGCTTCCGCTGCTTGTACGAGTTTGTCGATAGACGAGCTTCGCGAGCTCTTTAAGTTTGCAAAAGACATATTATTTCTCCGTTGTATTGCATTGTATTAAGGTCTTAACCTTTTCTGTAGTATTTCACTCATATTCATAGTATAATTTTTCTCATTATATTGACAGACTTATCGTGGTCAAAGTTAATGAAGGGGGTGTATTTCGTGATCTTTAATACTATATTCGGCCACATAATGGTCTCACTAATATTTTTAGATTCACGAACTACAAACCCTAATATGGCATTTAGAATACATACTGTTTCCAGTGTAATATCTTCTTCCAACCACATCTTGATGATTCGAGGATGTTGACTATCCTTGCTTTCAAAAAATGAATTAAAGGTTTCGCCTCCATCGATCAAATCAGCAATAGTATTTATATCATTTTCAAAGGTTCTTGAGAGACTTTCATGAATTTTTTTCATATTCATAAAGTTCTTTTCGCCTTCATCATTAATCATATCACCGATGTATGGAACATCATTTATAAAGTTTGATACAAAATACATTTTTAATTCCTTACCATGGTTTTTTGCAACCTTGGCAAAGAAAAACTTGTCTTTCCTTTTAAAGAATGAATTAGGTGTAACATTTGATTTAAAGTTATATTTAAATGCGTCATACGAATCATTCTCAAAATGGAGTTTTAAAGAATTATAAAGTTTATAAGAGTCAAAAGGATCCATTATATTGGTAGTTTGTTTCCTCTTTTTAATTTTACTAAATTATTTTCGATAGCTTCTGCTTCGAGTTTTGCTTTTAGAGATGGAGATAATAACTTTTTAATGTTAGAATAATCCATTCCTCTACTTTCAATTACATGTGTCATAGCATCTAGATATGACATATTATGATTATTGACAAACATTTCTACAGCAACATTAAACCGTTTCTTAGTCATAATTTTATGTTCTAATGGATCTATTGCTGTTTTTTTGTTCATCTTTCTACTCTTAATAATATACAGTCTTTGTTAATTCGACCGTTTGGTTTGTTTATTTTAGTGGTAAAGGTTTTCCATAATTTGTCTAACTGGAATGCAGTTTTATTTAAAATTAATGGTAACACTTCATCAGGTTTCCTTAATGTTGTAATCTTACTATTTTCATCCCAATTATATAGAGTTGAACCTCTAACTTCAAATCCAGATGTGCTATCTGATGTATACATTGTATACTTTCGCGTTTTAATATTATAAACATATAAACGAGATGCTCCTGGAATCATCACTGGATTAATAGAATGTAATTTTGATGTAATATCTGAATTACAATAATTAAGTTTTATAATTTGAGCATCAGAAGCCTTAGGTTTTTTTGCTCTTGGAATACGAGCAGCTTTTGCTGCATTTTTTAATCTATCAAGATCTGCGAATATACCTTCCATAGTTTTCATCATTTTCTTTAAATTCGCTGTTGTAATATGACTATAACCTTCAACTGCTTGATCGCATGTTTTATTGACTGCGTCTGATACAACATCATATTCGCCTCTAACAACATCTCCAAACATTGTTATAGTTGCACCTTTTAAATCGTATTGTTTAAATAATGCATACGTATCTATAGTTCTATTAAATTCTCCAGCAATCCAACCATCAACAACGAAATCCCAATCTTCATAAATTGTGCTATACATTTTTTGTTTCATTCTTTGTTGAATTGTTATAACGGGTTTTGCAGAAGCTTTTGCGTCTTTAATTTCTGCAACTCGAGTTTTTGCTAAATCGATTTTAAGTTTAATTTCTTCATTAACGGCTTCTAATTGTTCGGGCTTATGGACAAAACCTCTTTCAGTAAGCTTAATAATAGTTTTAATTCTAGATCCAAGTTCCCAATCTGTTAGTTTTTTGAGGGAATTTGTTTCTTCTTTAGTATATCCTAATTCTTCTACATATGTTAATATGCATTTTTGAAAATCCTTTGCACTCCAAAAATAATTATACCAATTTGCTCCTCGAATCCAATCCGATGAAGTCATTGAACTATTTTCATTATAACTTGGCTCTGGTCCCATATGAATATCTTCGATACTCTTACGGTTACCTCGCATTTTAATTCTTTTCTTTTCTGTAGCAGTTGCCATTATTAATCCTTGAGTATATTATACCACAGTTTTAAGTGTTTGTACATGTTTATTATAATTAAATGTTGTATACTCTATTAGAGGTAATACAAACTTCCTAGGGACCACATCAATCAGTTCAAAATCTATGAGATCTCCTTCTGATAATTCACCGAATTTTTTCTCCCAATTCCAAAATATAAAACTATCAAATTGTTGTCTCTGCGTAAATAAACCTATATGTACTTTACCAGTTTTTGCAAGATATTTAAATTCGCATTTTCCATAACTAGGGTGGGTTGTATCATATGAATAACCATAAAACCTTTCATGTAAAGATTCTTTAGGAATTACCTTACCAAGATACCATTCTGGCCACTCAAAATCTGCTCTAAAGGTTGTATTCTCACCAGATAAATCTAATGCTAGCTTATCTCTGTGTTTAATAAATTCTGAAGTGACTTTTGTTTGTTTATATATCATATTATCATATTAAAAAGATGGCCGATACGATGGTTCGTAAGGAGTGTCCGCACGATATTGCGCGAAAGGTCCATCGTACCGGCCAAAGCCTAGGAAATATTTCGTCTTTCCCATATTCTAAGTAATTCTGTTCCTTCTAATTTAGTACCAAAGTATACTTTTTCTCCAGTAGCTTTAATTGTCCTTTCAATTAAACCACTATTATATTCAATATCTATTACACTTCCATCTTTACGACCATGGTCGTAGTACATTGAATCTAGACTATGAGCATGGAATGTTTTAATTCCTTTTGCCCATTTTTCTGCTTTAATCATTTTTCTTCTCCGATCTACAACTTCAGTGTATTGTCCCACTATCATCTTCTCCTGAGATTCTTCTTTGCTCATTATACATTAATTCTTTAAGCTTATTGAACCACAAATTTTTAAATTCTACATTTTTAGCTCTCTTTCCAGCAGTTATTAATGCTCGAGCTCTCTTAAGAAATATTTCTTCTTCTTTCATTTCTTATTCCTTTTTTCCCATTCAATTTGTTTGTCTCGGTATACTAAGTAAGATCCTGTAAATACTCCTATAGATGCCATGACAAATATTGCAACTGCTAATAGTTCCATTAAAAATCTCCTTCTGCAACTTGAACACATACAAGACCATTTCGTCTCCACATGTCAACAACACTATTACGATCGTCAAATACAAGATCAGGTTTCCAATCTTGAGCGATAAGAGCATCAAGAACATCTTTCTTGAATACCTCATCAGGTCTAAAATCATCATCTTCCCTTAGGAAACAATGACCAAACTTTACACCACAATCTCTGATTTGTTTTTCAGTGATTTCTCTGTGTCTTTCATTTCTTGCAGAACACACAACAATCTCATGACCTTGTCTAGACATGTCAAATGCAATATGCATAATTGGAAAGTTTGGAACATCATGCTCCATTGCATTGTTAAATGCTTCCCAATCGTTATTACCATTTTGTAGATGGTGTCGCCTATGTTCTATATCCATAAGAGTTCCATCTACATCAAATATAATTTTCATTATTATCTCTCTAAATATTCAACTGTTGTTCTAACATCTGATACATCACTTGTAAGTGAATTAATATCTGATTTGGCGCTATCAACATTTGAATCGATTTGATCTAAACGTGATTCTATTGAATCTAATTGTCCGACTATTTTTTCTAGTATGTCGGTTACTAAATTTAAACCTTCCATTTTAATTCCAATCATCGATGAATTTATTTGCATTATATGCATCCATGATACTAGAACCTTCTAGAAACTTAGCAGTATCTTTATCACTATAATACATGTTTCTAGGTTCATTACATTCAAGACTCGAAGGTGCTTGAGTACCTGCCTTTTTAACGGTTTTCGTTAATTTTTGATGAGCTTTAATTGCTGCTTTACGTTCATCTAATCTACGAATAGATTCTTGAAATGACGCTTCTTCAGCTCG